TGGCTTTGGCTGCTGCATCTGCATCTGCTCTGGCTTTGGCTGCTGCTGCATCTGCTTTGGCTTTGGCTGCTGCATCTGCTTCTGCTCTGGCTTTGGCTGCTGCTGCATCTGCTTTGGCTTTGGCTGCTGCATCTGCATCTGCTCTGGCTTTGGCTGCTGCTGCATCTGCTTTGGCTTTGGCTGCTGCATCTGCTTTGGCTTTGGCTGCTGCATCTGCTTTGGCTTTGGCTACTGCATCTGCTATGGATGATGCCAGTGGATTACCCATACCAATAGCATGTTCTGTACCGTATCCTTCATTTTTAGGAATTATTTCATAAACAAGATATATGGCTATTAATGACAATATTGAAATCATTATTATATCAAAGTCTTCCATTACTTTATCATTACATTAGTTTTTTTTCAAAGACTTTAAAAAAATGTTATATATTTATAAATAATGCATTCTATTGCTATATTAGGCGATTCATGGGTTGATGATACTTTTGCAAAAACTATTTGGACAAGATATCTTTTTCCCACGTCTCCAACACTTGGTAAGAAATTTTCAAAAATACTAAATATTCAAAAACAAAGTAAGATTGTTCTTGCCAATAAATACATAATACACGTTGGTGGAAATGATTTTTCAATGAAACTACCAAGTAATATAGTAAATCATTACATAGATTCTATACGACTGTACTGGGGATTACCTTCTATATATTACAGACCATTATCAAAAAAACTATTTGGTGAATACAGTGAAATAGTCAAAGAATTGGCTCTTTCAAGTAACGTTGTAGTTTGTAATATACCTATTGGCCCAGCTGTTCCAATTAGTCGTTATATTTGTTTATTAACTGCGCCTTTTCAAAGTTGTAAAATTTGTGAAAGTATTCATCAGATAATTCATTCAAGATTTAATAGACAGTTTTTAAATTTACAAAATGTTAAATTTTTTGATATATACAAAGTTATAAAAAATAACAATATTGTCTACACAAGTGATGGACTTCATCCAACTGAAAATGGTCATAAAATTATAGCAAAAAATTACAAAGAGGAAGAATTTATTATAAAAGAATTTAAACAACCAATATTTACAACATTAGAAGCGTGCATTGGTACAGCATGTTCAATTATTAGTGGTCTTGTATTTGTGCCACTTATCACGTTTCTAAACTTGTATTTAAAAAATATAAAAGTTTAATTGTTAACTAAACTAATGTTTGAAATATTATTATCAGTGTTTAAAAAAATTAAAAAAAAGGTTGATCCACTAAAAGAAATAATTGTTGAAAGGTATAAAAAGTGGGATATAGAACAGGGTCGTTTATAAGATATATCAGAAAGATGCCTCCTTATAATCCCCCATCTAATACTTTCTATTCTGAAGTTCCAATTCCAATGTATATCAATCCAGTAGTAATTATAGGTCGTGGTGGTCGTAAACTAAAATATATAACTGAAGACACTGGTTGTCAGTATATATGGGTTGATATTAGACGCAGTGTGGTTGAAATTTGGGGACAAGATGAATCACTTCCAATGGCTATTTCTAAAATTCGTCGTCTAATTCATAAAATTTTGGCGAAAACACTTTTAATTCCGGATGAATACTACAATCTGCCAAGGTACATTAAAGATAATCTTACCGTTTATTCTTGGAAATCTGGATGTCTCACAATGTATGAAATTGTTGGCCCAGAAAAGTTAACTCTTAAGTTTCTTGATATTATTTATGATGAGTACCCGTATAACCCATATGTGACCCGAATTTGTAAAAAGACATCGGGTGGAATCATAGTGGAAAGATTTACTCATATAGATTAGTTTTTTCATTACATAAATATTATAGTTTATAATTATAAAAAGAAATGCCTGCTCGTTTGGAACTTATCATAGGATGTATGTTTTCAGGAAAATCAACAGAACTCATTCGGCGTCTCAAGAGATATCGCGCTCTTGACAGGTCTATTCTTGTTATTAATTCTTTAAAAGATATTCGTTCAAATGAATCGGTTATTCAGACACACGATAAAACAACTTTTGAATGTGTCAAAACAGACGATTTGTCAAGCATCAATATTCAGGGGCATCAGGTAATTGCTATAGATGAATCACAATTTTTTACAGGTCTTCGAGAGTTTGCGGATCGAGCACTTGCAAAAGGAAAGCACGTTATTATGGCTGGTTTAGATGGTGATTTTGAACAGAAGATTTTCGGGGAACTTATTAGTTTGATACCACTAGCGGATCAAGTGACAAAACTTCATGCACTTTGTATGAAATGTGCGGATGGAACTTTGGCACCGTTCACAAAACGCCTCATAGATTGCAAGGATCAAGAACTTGTTGGCGATTGTTTGATGTATATCGCAGTTTGTAGAAAATGTATTAATTAATTGAGATGATTAACATTATTTGTACGTTGTCTTCTACCTGACCCAAGTACCATAGGTGGGACCCTTGTAACTCGGGGAATTGGTACAACTGGATCCTGTCCCTGTTGAAGTTGAAGAAGCATTGGCTGTGTCATAGTTAAAGCTGATTGAATAGCTGATTGAACCATTGTACCCTGACCTTGAATCATACGATTTAACATTTCAAGCTGACGTTGGCCGGCGCGATTTGCTGCATCGCGATTTAATTGTTTCTGTTTATCATTATGAACAAGTTGCGCCGCATGTTTATTCTTATTCGCAGCAATTTGTAAACGCGTAGTCTGGCTACTATATATACGCTGTAAAAGTAGAATAACCGTTATAGCTGCAATAATTGCAGAATAAACTCGAACATTAGTATTACTTAAAAATTGTATTACTTGGCTTCTCATCACAGCAGCTGATCCAGCATAAGCAGCTGGTACCATCATTTGTGGTAAAGCTGCCATCAATCCCGTTGCAAAAGATACGCATGCAGCAATTACTGCTGGTGGAATAACAAATGCAAATGCATTTGTACCAGTTGGTAAAGATAACAATATCAACATTGTTATAATTTTTTTAGATGATAAATTTGATAGTTTACTAACACGTAAATTTTTACGCGTTAATGTGCGAGCTGCTGGTGTCATTCTTTTAATATTTTTAACACTAAATCCCCTATTATTCTGAGCATTAACTGGCATCTTTTTATTATACTAATATATATAAATGAAAGTCAAGTTGATATCAAGTCCCAAGAAAGAAAAGAAATTTCGCGCAATTTTTGAAAATGGCAAGCACGTAGACTTTGGACAGAAAGGCTACTCTGACTTTACTCTGCATAAAGATCCTGAAAGAATGCACCGGTACATTAAGAGACACAGAGGTATGGGTGAAACCTGGGGATCCCGGGGAATTCAAACAGCTGGATTTTGGGCGCGCTGGTTATTATGGAGTAAACCTTCTATGAATGGAGCTAAAAAATTAATGTCTTCAAAGTTTGCAATCAAATTTATATCTAAATAACGCACATTATTAAAAGAATTGATTACTTAATAAATAAAAGATGAATCTTCAATTTGAGGCTCTTCGTGCATATATCAAAACTGGTGCGGAATATGATGATGATAATATGATTGTAAAAAATGTTATATTTGACATAACTACCTCAAAATTTAAAATTAATCAAGAAATTACAAAGGATATTTTAAAGTTGAGCAAACTAAGAAAAACTATTTCAGATTATTCAATTTTGACTCCGTATTCAAAAATGAATAAATATAACAAGTTTATTATTAAATTATCAGATGAACTTTTTGATGAATTTGATTTAGAAAAAGTTTGTACCGATTTACATTGCGAATGGAAGGAATATTTTCATTCATTGTATGAGTTGGTTGTTTTAGAACTTGTTGACTTTGACTTGGTTACAGCAAATATTATGATAAAAGAAGTCTACAAATACTGGACTCTATTTGAAGTACCAGATAAACTTGAACCATTTGATAGAATGTATTCACTTGTTGAAAGTATTTATCAAAAATTTAGAGAACTAAAAGAAATTCACAAAGAATTAATTGATGAAAATATTGAATCAAGATTATTAAAACAGCACTTAAAAGTTATTAAATTTAGAAAAGAAACTATTCAGATAGGAAAAAAGATCAGAGATAATGAAAAAGTGATAGATATTTATACAGAAATTATTAATTGGTCTATGAACGGCTTTTTTATTTAATAAAATATATTCATGTAATAAATGGAGATGTACAAAGAAGAGCCATACATTAATAAGGAACCATATACAGAAAAATTTGGATTTGGAGATATAACCGGAGCTGTAACAGGTGGCATAGCAAGTGGTATAGAAGCCATGGTTGAACCAATTTTAACCACAGTTTTTTCAGTTTTTGGAAAGATTTTTGGTAAATGGTGGGCTACAGTTCAATATTTCTTCTTATATTTATTCTTTATAAGTGCTCTTGTTTTTATTCTTATTGTAGTTTTTAGACTTGAGTTTGGCGCCGGAGCGGCTGCAAAAGCGATGATGGCTGCAAAAGCGGCATCTGAATAGTAAAAAATTATACTGTATATAATAATGGCGAAGGAAGACTTTGCATTATCTCCAGATTCACCAGAGATAGATGACTTATCAAAAGCACAAATACCTAGTGGAATGTCTACAGGTCAAATTGTGGCTATTTCAGGTTTGGTATTGGCTTTTTTTATAATTCTTGGAATGGTTATTTATTATTGGTGGGAAGTTAAGAATTCACAAAGTGCGCAAATGTTGGCCAAAGAAGTAGTTCAGATGAGCCCACCTTTTGCACAAGCAGTTCTCAATGGCAAGCTTGATTGTTATGGAAATATGCCAGAATGGAAACAACCAAAAGCCACCCCACTCACCGGAGCATCTCCTTCTGCCCCAGGTTTATTTAGTGGACTTGGTGGAAAACTTAGTTCACTAACATCTGGACTTGGTGGAAAACTTAGTTCTATGGCTTCAGGTCTTAAAAGCGTAGCAACTATGGCGGCGGGTGGGGCAGCAGCAGCCGGGGGTGCCCTGGCAGCAAAAGTTGCAGCAGTAAAAACAGCAGGAAGTCAGATTGTATCAAAAGCAGCGGAAGTTTCTTCTCGCAAAGCATCTGCAGTTTCTAGTATGGCAGGACTTTCAAAAGTACAGAAAACAACAACAACTCAAAAAGTAGATGGCGGAGGAGTCAAGGTTGAACGTAAAACTCCAGCTGGTAAATTATCAACAACCATTAAACAAACCGTTATAGATAAGGCGAGGGTAAATGCATCAAAGAAACCAGCACCTGCCCCGAATAAATCAGCTGCCGATTCGGCAAAGAGACTAAAAATGGATGCAGAAATAGCCGCACGTAAAAATAAGGCTGCGACAACAAGACCTGTTCAACCAAAACTTTCTCCAGATGCCAAAAAAACTCAAACAGACCAGGTGCTTGCTAAATCAAAAACAAATGCAGCGGCTCTTAAAACAAAACTTGAATCAGCCAAAACATCAACCAAACCAGAAAATGCAGGGGCTAAAAAACAAGCAGATGCTCTGGCGGCGATTGCCCAGAAAAGGACAGATCGGTTGGCCGCAGCAGACAAGTCTCGTACAGAGGCAACCGCGGCTCGTCAAGCTAAAATAGATGCAAAAGCCGGTCAGCCAGCCCCTGCCAAAGAACTTACAAAAGGTGGTATTGTTGCTACCAAAACAATGATTCCCGGTGGTAAAGAACTTGTTAAACGCACCCCAGAAGAAAGAGCAGCGCGCGCTTCAGCCGCCGCAGCCCCTCCAGTTGTAAAACCGGCAGTACCCACCGCAGCCCCTCCAGTTGTAAAACCGGCAGTACCCACCGCAGCCCCTCCAGTTGTAAAACCGGCAGTACCCGTCGCAACCCCGAAATAAGTATCAGTTAAAAATAATTCAGTTTCTTTATTTTATAAGCTAAATATAAGATGACTTCATCTAATGATTCTCCTGAATTATCTCTTTATCAAAAAATTGGAATTGCATGTCTTGTACTTGCATTTACAATAGTTTTGGGTTTGTTTATTTATTATTGGTGGCAACTTAAAACAATTCGGAGAACTAATGAAATTGCATCATATATATCAGGTGCTAATCCCGGTCTTTCACAAAAACTTATTAATATGCGTGTAAAGTGTATAGGTAGTCTTCCACCTTTAAATAAAATGAAACCAAGTAATCCAATGGCGCCGCCACCACCACCACCTCTTCCAACACCCATTCCATTACAAGCACCACTAACAATAATTTAAATAATAATTAATAATATGAAATGACATCAAACATTATTTTTCAAAAACATATAGGTACGCTTCATCATATATCAAACAATGTACAATTTTATGGACTTATTTTTAAAAGTATAATTGAAGCTATTCATTATTTAAAACATATTGAACCTGGTCCATATGATTCTTGGGAATACAATGGTACTGTTGGATTATATATGGAACAAAATAATATTCAAATGTTTTTAGTAAATGGTACTTGGTACAACCAAGAAGCTTTTAAAGAATTATTAAGCATACAATAAATACCTGTCTCACCAAAATCAAAATCGGTTCAGCTGAGTAAGAATATCATTGTAATTAACAAATACGTTTTATAACATACATGTATACCGATGTTCCACAATTAACTAATTTAGTTTCAAATCCATGTATACGTGAAACAACAAAATCTATTACGTGCCAATTTTCACTGAATATGATATCTTCTATAATTATGTACCCATCTAAATTTATATGATCAAGTGCTATGAGTAAAGTATTCATGTTACTACTTATATGATGAAAACCATCATCAATAATTATATCAAACATGCGATTTTCAAATAATGAATTTAAACTTGTAATGTCTAATTGATCAACAAAAAAAGTTTCTATACGATCCTCTGTAAATAATATTTTACGATCTATATCTGCTCCATATATATTGGATAGTGGGCAGTACTCTTTAAAAAAACGTAAAGAACCACCGGGTGTATTTATAAACTGTTTTTCTGATTCATAATAATACATTGTAGATGGAATTTTTGGGTCCCGTGTTCCTAGTCCAATTTCTAATATATCCATTTTTTTAGTTGGATCAATTATAGAACTATATAAATAATGATAATTGTGAAAATGTTTATCAGATCCATATTTTATAATCATATCTTTCAAAATATCAGATTTTTCACTTTCTGATATATTAACTATAACAGGAGTATGCACACGTTCTATAAATTTAACCATATTAGGAATAAAGTTTGATGCTCCATGAATCAAAAATGATGGATGATCTTGCGCTCCAGTGGACCTAAAATTTTGTAAAAGAGGACTTAAATCTAATGTAATAGTAGTCATTATAATAATTAATAGTTTTAATACTTTAATATAAAAAGTAAACGCTTTGTAAATGTAATGGAAATAGATGGATTATCAACTGAAGTAAAATCACATTTTTTAAAAAGATTTAATCACATTGTGATTTCTAGAATTACATTATGTTGGGTAATGATGGGTGTTTTAATAGTTTTATCAAATAAAAATACGCAATTTTTTAATTATGGACCAAATAAAAATTTAAAAATTATAGGAATAATTGTTGACACTCCGTCAAAATATTTTTTTCTTATACTTTTTACATTTTTTAATACGTGTCTACGAACATGTTTCCATAATATAGTTTCACCGTGGATAATTTTAAACGTGCAAGATGAGACAAAACCGTGGCACAAAGAATCATACGAAATGTCAATAACATCTGTATTGTACATATGGTTTGACTGGTTTGTTAATATAAGTATTTTACTTTCTCAATATGATTTGGCTCTTATTGATATTTTTGCGGAAATTACAATGTGCATAGTTGTGACACGAAGATACAAATTGCTTAAAACTATGTAGACTTATATAATAAAAGATGAAGATCTATTGCCTTCTTGATCGTTCAGGTTCGATGAGTACGTGTCTCAGTGATACAATCGGTGGCTACAATACATTTCTACAAACATCAAATCAAACAGATATAATTAGTTTATATCTATTTGATTATGAATGCATATCATTATATGAAGATGTTCTTATTTCAGATGCTACTTTTCTTGATAGGAAAAACTATATACCTAGAGGATCAACTGCCCTTCTTGATTCAATTGATAAGATTATTCAAATAAATGAAGACCCCAAAACTATCGTTATCATAACTGATGGTGATGAAAACGCGAGTACTAAAAATGATTTTCCAAAGATTAACAAACTAATTGAATCAAAAAAGGAACTTGGGTGGAAATTTATATTTATGGGTGCCAATCAAGATGCAATTGCAACGGCGTGTCGTATCAATATTGAAGAGGGCTGTGCACTTACGTTTAGTACTGAAAAAATTGATGTCGCTTTTAGGAGTATGAGTGCCGCAATACAACGTTCTCCAAATGGAGAAGATATTGAGTTTACCCAGTTAGAAAGACTGTCTAGTAAGGTGTAAACTAATTACTGAATGCGAGCCCGCCTAGACCGCTACGAATCCTTAGAATATTATAGTTTACTGCATATAAATAATTGGGTGCTCCCGTATCAAGTTGTAATGATCCAGAATCTAGCCGACTAAAATTGCAAGATCCACAAGGTTGATGTTTATTAGCCTTGAGAGCAAATGAATACATTTGATTAAGATCTTGAGGAGCTGCCTGTCGGTATGCTGCAATTTCTGAATGATAATAGGATTGAATTTGATTAAACATTTTGTAGGGCATTGGAACATTAAACATTTCTGTGCCATTGAGATACAATTGCACAGTGTTGGAAGATGGATTTGGTGTATAAGCTGGATCATTTTGTCCCCACAATAAACATTTAACTGGATGATTTAGTAAACTTAAATCAGCTCGGTTAGCCTGAAATGAAATCTTTTGAACCTGTTCAATTAGATAGTCCTGTTCTTTATCCACAAGAGCCTTTCTTTCATCAGTATCTAAAAGAACATAATTGGCATAGAAATTGATTTTAGCCATATTTGTAGCCGTTGTGGCAGGGGACAAGGCTGATCCAGAACTTCCCGAAAACTGAATACGAATTTCAACCTCGTGATACTGTAAAGATACAAGAGGAAGATACACAGAGTCGCAAAAGAAAAAGTGAAGAGGTAACCAAGTTGATGTGTAAATATTACCCGCATTACTTGCTGCGGGGGCTTTGGTGCTATTATCCAAAAGAAACTTTTGCCAGTATTGAACCATATAAACAGAATCTTGACGATCAATAAGCTGACCACCTATATAAAGCTCAAAAACAGCGGTATTATCATCACTATCTGCAAAAATTCCACAAGAGTTGATTGATGATTGAGGATTCATATAAGAAGCTGCATTAGAAGTGGCCAAGTCACACACTGTACCTGTGCCAAGATCCATCCAAATGTACCCCAATAGATCTCCTTTATTGGGGATTTTTAGTGTAATTTGCTGCCCTGGGGCAAGCTGTCCTTGTGGAACTATTTTAACAGTTCGTTGAGCAAAGTTTGTGTAACGCTTATAGCTTTGTCTAAAAAAAGAAACTTCTGGATCACCAGTGAGATATGCATCCTGAACTCCTTTGGCAACAAGATCGATAGACATCTTTATTCTTACTTGAGAAATATATTAAAACGAGTGAGCGCTACGCATGTAAGAAAGAAAAATGGTTGCATTTGAAGCTCTTACGTGGGAAGCTCGCGATATTGGAGAAGATGAAGATCTTGAACACACAATCACTATATTTGGTAGGACGACAGATTCAAAATCAGTAAGCGTTACAACTATATTTAAACCGTACTTTTTCATTAAATTACCAACTAGTACTACAGAATCAGGTCTTCAAGTAATGTTTCAAAAAATTGTTAAGATATGTGGCAAGTATCCCCCAACAAGTTTTGATATATTGAAAGCCAAGGATTTATGGGGATTTCAAAACAATGAAAAATGTCCATTTATGAAGCTTGAATTTGCATCTCTAATGGCTCTAAAAATGTGCGATTCTAAATTACGCCGTCCTCTCCCTGAGGAAAATAGAATACTAAAAGTGTACGAGTCAAATGTTGAACCTCTTTTAAGATTTATGCATAGGACGGGTATTCAATCAACTGGTTGGTTAGATTCTGGTGAAAATTGTGTCCGTGCGCACCTAACTAGATGTGATATTGATTTATTTTGTAATAATTGGAAAACCTTAAAACCTCTAGATATAGATTTAATTGCTCCATTTGTTATAGCATCATTTGATATTGAAACAAATAGTTCAACTGGTAAGTTTCCAGATGCTGATATTGAGGGTGATGCTGTTTTTCAAATTGCGGTGACCCTCCGCCGTCTTGGAACTCCCGAAATATATGACAAAACGTGTTTGTGTTATAAGAAAACATCTGATGTAGAGGGTTCTACTATTATTAGTTTTGAAACAGAAAAGGAGCTTCTTTTAGGGTTTAGCGAGTACGTTGTAAAGCACGATATTGATATTTTAACAGGTTGGAATATTTTTGGGTTTGATTTAGATTATTTAGCAAAGCGATCTATGATAACCAACTGTTCTACTCAATTTATGGATCTCAGCAAGTTTCAAAATTACGAATGTAAAATGGTGTACAAGAAACTATCATCAAGTGCACTCGGTGATAATGTTTTAAAAACTTTACCAATGCCTGGAAGATACGTTTTTGATTTATTTCACGTTGTAAAGCGTGAAGAAAAGTTGGATTCTTATTCACTAAACTCGGTATCTGAAAAGTTTTTAGGTGATCACAAACTTGATATGAGTCCCAAGGAGATGTTTAGGAGGTTTGCAGAAGGTGATCCAGAAAAGTTGTCCGAAGTTGCCAAGTATTGTATCCAAGATACTCTACTTCCTCATGCACTCTTAGAAAAGATGTGCAGTCTCTTGAACCTGCTTGAGATGGCCAAGGCAACCTGGGTTCCAATTCAATACCTGACTGAACGGGGTCAGCAGATCAAGGTGTTTAGTCAGATGACTCGCAAAGCTAGAGAAACAGGATACATGGTTCCAACTATTAGATGGGGCGCAGTGGCATCGGAAGGGTACGAGGGTGCAACAGTTCTAGAGGCTCAAGCTGGTGCTTATTATGCACCAATCACAGCCCTAGATTTTGAAGGCCTGTACCCATCTATTATGATTGCTCATAATCTGTGTTACTCAACACTTGTTCTTGATCCCAAATATGATAATATACCCGGTGTAACTTATGAAACTTTTGGTGCACACAAGTTTGCCCAAGATGTACCAAGTCTGCTTCCAGCGGTTCTCAGAGAACTCAAGCAGTTTCGTAAAAAGGCCAAGCAAGATATGGCTGGGGCCACCGGATCTATGAAGGCGGTTTATAATGGAAAGCAATTGGCCTATAAGATTTCTATGAACTCTGTGTATGGTTTTACAGGTGCCGGAAAAGGTATGCTTCCCTGTGTTCCGATTGCTGCTACGACCACTATGAAAGGTCGTAGTATGATTGAGGAGACTAAGAATTATGTGGAAGCAAACTTTGAAGGAGCCAAGGTGAGGTACGGCGACACGGATAGCGTGATGGTTGAATTTGATGTTGGTGGTCGTACTGGCCAAGAAGCAATTGAGTACAGTTGGCAACTTGGTGAGCAGGCTGCTGCACAGTGCACAAAATTGTTCAAATCCCCAAATAACCTAGAGCTTGAAAAAGTTTATTGTCCTTACTTTTTGTATTCAAAAAAGAGGTACGCAGCAAAACTATGGACGAGACACAAGGATGGTAAGATGGCTATGGACTATATAGATGTCAAGGGTCTTCAGGTTGTCCGGAGAGACAATACCCCATTTGTCAGAGAAACTTGTAAAGAGCTCCTTGATGTTATTATGGAGTCAAAAAATACAGATGGTGCCAAGGAGGTGGCTCGCAAAAGAGCCAGGGAACTTTTAGAAGGCGCTGTTTCAAATGAAAAGTTGATTCTTTCTCAAAAGTTGGCTGATTCTTACAAGTCTGAAAATCTTCCACACGTTTCGGTCGTCAAAAAGATGCGAGAACGCGAACCTGGATCAGAACCTCAATCAGGTGACAGAGTTCCATTTGTTCTCATTAAAACTGGTATCAAAAATGCAAAACAGTACCAGATGGCAGAAGATCCTAAATGGGTCCTACAAAATAATGTACCACTGGACTATGAGTACTATTTTACAAACAAGTTTATGAACCCTGTAAGTGACTTGTTGGAACCACTTGTTGCCAAGGATGAACTATTTGAGGGTCTTCTTGAAAAAAAGAAGAGGGCTTCGCGCGCTAAAAAGGTGTCTACCGAAAATGAAATTGGAGATCTGTATGCTGCATTTGAAATTAAACAAAAGGCGCGTAAGAATAATAAAAAGGATGTCGTCCCAGATATCGGAACAGGTAATTAAATTAATTGATGTCGAGATTGACAAGCGCGTCTCTGGTGCTCTTTCAAAATTTGCTGAACGTATTTCATTGAGTCATAGAATTCCACTTGCCCTATTGTTGAGAGATCTCCCATCAACTATAGAGATAGTTGACACTTGCTCGTGTTTGGGGGTTACTGATAAAAATGTTCGGTGTACAAGAAAAGGTAAATTTGAAGGATACTGTAAAATACATCTTCATCAAAAACAAAAAAATCAACCAATCCAAATTGTTCAAGGACCCCTACAACACAATCACGGAGTTCCACCTTTTTACAAACCAGATTGTCCCGCATGTATGAATAGAGGATGCATTTCTTCTCCCATCACAAAACCACTTATAGATTGTAGTCTATTTAAAAATAATGAGTAGGTCTGTGACTTTGCTTGACTCTATTAACAGTTTCTATGAAGATCCCAAAAATTCTAATCATTTGCTTGATATCCTTGAAAAACGAGGTACAGTTTCACTTAGAAACCTGGAATGGTTCATCACAAACTATGCCAAAAAAAAGAATTTAACATACAAAACAACTGACGGCAAAACTTTCTTTGTTCATTGCGCTTACAAGTCAAGTCTAGATGGGTACAGTAAAAAATTATTTGATCCCTTTTGCAGATCAGATAAGTTTGTATATCCTGTTCCAAATACAGATAAGACGTTTATGACTACAGTGGCGCAACTTAATTTTATAAAATGGTGTGTAAAAAATAACATAATAGACTACATTGTTGAAAATAAACAAATTTTAAAAACTCATAGACCCATTTGAAAAAGTTAAAGCTTTAAGAGATTTATAATACGTTTGAACAGTGAAAGCATTTGAAACAGCGTTTGCAGCTACATATGAAAGTATTGTTATTTTTAAAAATGTTGTTTGAGCAGAAATTTGACTAAAATCAATAGCACCAGATAAATTATTATTTAATCCATCTAAACAAAATGCATACGTGTACATATTTTGTGAAGGTGCCGATAAATTTGTTTTAAGAGGTTGTGCAAATCTATACAATGTTGCTCTACCTGGATCATTATTAAGAGTATCTGCAAAAAATCCGAGTTCGGATTGATTGTTTATAAAGACTGCCACATCAGACATTATTGGATTAACTGCTTGAACAACCAAACTTGAACTGTTTGATGAACTATAATTGTATCTATTTAAAAAGTAATTTGTGCTACCAGGAATATCAGGTTGTTCAAATAATAACTGTCTCATTGTCCAGTGTATAGTTTCTACGGGAATATTCATAACTAGATTCACGCTTATATTGTTATCTCCATTATTTGTTTGTACTTGTGGTTGTTTTTGAGAAATGCCAGCAAGTAATTTATAATTTGGAACCTGGAATGCTAAACGTTCTGAATCTGATACAACAAGCTGTTCACATATTAAATTAAAAGAATTAAGTCCTAAAAAATATTGAGGACTTAAATTGTTTACTCGAGAATTACTAAAAAATTGAACAGTGTTAAATAAAATTTCAATAGTAATTTGTTGATTTGCAATTGCACAAAGTGGAAAAAATGAGTCAGTTTTAGTTGAAAAGAAAAAGGGTAATGGTATATATAAATCAAGTGGGCCAGATTGTCTATTACCAACACCCCATGTCATGTCAATTGATGCGCGTTTTTGCTCAGATGTTTGATATAGTTCATCATACATGTGCATCCAATCATCATATATAGTTTCAACCTCGTATTTATCAACTCTAAATTTTACAGACTTTATAATAGCTCTCCCAACATTGTCACAGTATCTTGAATCTGGAAACATTCCTGGATTTCCTGGAACACCAACATCTTGCATTACTGGTAATCTACATTTAATATACATGTGAGTAAGAAGATCACCCATTTGTTTTGGATAAAGAGTAACAGTAACAGTTGTTCCATCAAATGGCCAATTTGAAGTTTCTGGATTAGATGATGTTACATTTGTGACAGTCTGATATACCTGAAAATTTGTATGTCTTCTAGCCGAATAATTAAAGAATGAATAATCTCCCAACAAATATTTATCCTGTTTTCCTATTGCATCAAGTGACAGTACTGAACCTGTTCCGGCTTGACCTCTAATGTCTTCTACTGGGCAAAGCACCATCTACTCTTTTCTAGTATTTTAAAATATCCATTTTCCACATATCCAATACAGTTGTCTTTTTTAGTATTTCCAACTCTGTCAAAGTCTTCTTGAGTTCAGTCTTGAGTTCAGAAATTGCTTCATTTGTATACTGATACGTCTTGATATTCATAAGGTGATCAAATGTTCCATTTTCATCCTTTTTAAACTTTTTTACAAGGTCAATTTCTATAGATGCCCTAGATCTCTTGAAAATAACAAGATCACCACTCACAACTATCTCTATAAATCTAGCCTTGTCATCAAGAGTAGTGCACTTACTGGACAAGTCTAGTATTATTCTGGCTTTGCGTTTTTTATAATATTCAATACGAATTTCCACAAAGTCTACAAGTATCTCTTCGGCACTTGTATACTTTTTGATACCCTTTTTAGGATGAAACAAGTGCATATTTGTACCGTGAATAGTCTTTGTCAACTTGAAATCCTTGGCAAAATCTTCATCAGTGCCTTCAAATCCCTGAATAGAAAAGCTCACAGAGTCTGTTGTACTATTATTGATGTATCCAGAAATCTTCTTAGTGTCAACCAGATCATCTAGAAACTCTTTGTAGTCCTGTGTCCAACGACCGGGTGGCAACTCTGTAATAACCCGACCGTGACACGTACCTCTAGCAATCCAAGAGTTGTCATCTTGTTTAACAATTGTACCTTTGAAACCCCTAAACCAAGGGTTCATTTTTATGAGAGGTTCTCCATTAAGTGCTCGGGTAATATTATCCTTGATATCATCTGGATTGAAACACGGAACATTAGAACTAAACCCTGTACCAATACCCTCAGTTCCATTTATAAGAACAATTGGCAATACCGGAACAAAAAACTCGGGCTCAATGCTCTTCCCATCATCATTAAGATAATCTAGAATTGAATCATCTCTTTGATCAAACAGAATTCTTGCACTCTTGCTCAACTTTGTAAAGATGTACCTTGTCTGAGAAGCATCCTTGCCGCCCATCAAACGCGTACCAAATTGACCACAAGGCTCTAGAAGATTCACATTGTTAGAACCCATGTAATCGTGAGCAAGCCGAACAATTGTATCGGCAAGAGAAACTTCACCGTGGTGGTACGAAGTCTTTTCAGATACATAGGCTGCCAATTGAGCAACCTTCATCTCCTCCTTGAGATTTTTAACAAAGCAGGCGTGTAAAACCTTTCTCTGAGAAGGCTTGAACCCATCACAGACACTAGCAATAGACCGCCTAAGATCGGCAAGACTAAAATTTACCAAGTCTTTGTGTATAAAATCGGTTATATTCAGTTTTGTAATCTTCCCGTACCCAACTTCAAGATCTGTCCTTTGGGTACTTTCAAGAAGCCAAGTCTTTCGGTCATCAGCCTTTGTCTTATCAAACGCGAGGATTATTGATTCATTTGTTTTGATATCGGCGTCAAATTGTACAGTCAAGTTAACAATATTCTTGAAATAATCACGAGCCTCTAGAGATGTTGAAGTACCCAATCCCTTGTAGTACTTGATCTTCCATGTAGTTGGAGATGATACAGCCAATTCCCACTCTCTGAATGCAGAATCTGTGAAAAAAGATAATGTCTGATTACCCTTAGTAGCCTTGATAATTGGAGTCACCATACTCACAACAAAGTTCAACTTGAGAAGACTTGGCCAGAAATAATGAATCATATTTAGAATTAACCCCTTAATATGTGACCCATCATTATCAGCATCAGTCATTATCATTAGTCGGCCGTAACGAAGTTCAGAGAGTGAAGTATACACCTTGTCTTGTTGAAGTCCAAGAATTTTCTTGAGATCCGAAAACTCCTGATTGGCCACGAGTTGTTTTACAGAGGCATCACGAACATTCTTACATTTGCCACGAAGGGGAAAGACACCAAAATACTCGCGACCAACCACTGATATACCGGCAACTGCCAGAGTTTTGGCCGAGTCACCTTCTGTCACAATTAGCGTGCACTTTTCAGAACGATTAGTACCGGCTGCATTAGCATCATCAAGTTTAGGTATACCTGTAATCTTTGATTTGCGGGTTCCATCAGTCTTTTTTAGTTCAGACATTTCTTTGAACTTTGATAGAGCCAAAACAAGATCTTTGATTCCAGTCTTGAGAACAGACTTTACAAAGTTTGCAGGAGGTTCAAACTTGCTTCCAAACTCTTGATGCCGAAGGGTGCATTCAGACTTGACTTGGGAACTAAAACTGGGATTAACAAGAGTTGACCGAACAAGAAGAAAAAAGTTATCCTTGACTTGTTGGGGACGAAGCTTAATCTTTGCAGCAAGTTCTTCAATAATACCAGCTGCAATCAAAGAAGCCACGTGATCTACATGAGTTCCACCTTTGCTTGTACAGATCCCATTTACAAAGGATATATGCTTGAAACCATCTGGTGAAGGGGCCACACAGACACTCCAGCGATCAGACTTGTGACACACAATAGGTGTATCTGTCGGAAGATACATTGCAGCGTAGACCTCTGGAGATACAGCAGCAAGTTCTTGATCCTGAAAAGAAACCTTGCACTTTTGACTTGTGCAAAATCCAGCATCGTACACCCGCTTTTCAATAATCTTGTAAAAATCATCATCAAGCTTCTTCATACCAAACTTTACCCAATCAGGAATAAATGAAATACTAACACTTGATGTAGACTTTTTCAATTTAGACATTTCTGGGGGGTGACACTTGGTCATATTGTTTTCCCACATTTGAGTATATTCTAATTTATTCTCACCATCTTGTATTTTAATCATAAACATTCTAGAAAAGACATTAGCAAGTTTAGCACCGTACCCATTCCTACCACCTACCAAACGTTCTTGAGTATCATCATAGTTAGTACTTGTTAAAAGGTGGCCAAAGGTTAATTCGGGATTCCAAAGTTTTTCAGTTGGGTGCTGTTCAACTGAAATACCTCCTAAAGGCCCATCATTTTCAATAGTAATCATACCTGATTTTTTATCAACACTGACTGCAATCTTTTTGACAAGGGCTGGAAATCCTGAATTACGATCAATTGCATTGACTAGAATCTCATCAAAAATCTTCAAAAGAGCTGGGGAATATGAAAGAAGCTCTTGTGTAAATTTAGTTTTTTCGGGATTAAGAGTCCAATATTGTTCTGGTATTCTAGCAACTGGGCCAACATATGAATCTGGACGTTTAAGGATGTGTTCAACGTGAGATAGCTTCTGAATCTGTTCTTTCGCCATTGTTCTTTCTTACCAAGGTAGAGGTCTTTGTTTCTAAGTCGTAAATAAACACCTTTTTAGTACCCTAACCTACTAACAATTCTATTACTGTTGTAATTTTCATAATTTAGTAATTTTAAAATGTTTGATCGTTCATTGCCATCAAACCCCTTAATGTTGTACTCGGATATCTGATACCAGTAACAACCATCTGGCACAAACTGGAATTGAACTTCAATTTCCTCCCAACATTCCTGAGGTGTTGCAGATGGATAAAACCCATCACCGTTGCGCGTTTCATAACCATCGTGATAAAGAGTTATAGATTTTATAATAGCCATTGTGAATTGAATTGAGTTAACTTTTTCAAAACCTATATAATTTTTTTACACATATATTGCGTTATCAAAAAATATAAAAGATGCATTTGAAGTTGCTAATTCAAAAAGTTCTGGTTCTAAATCGGATATAATTTCACTAAATTTTATAGTTATTCCGTCAATATATATTATAAAAATTCTATTACTAATTGTGTACAATTTATAATCTTCCCGATGATTTGGAACTGGTAAAGCAAGTTTAAGTTTTAAACATCTAACCATTTATTATATTATGATACTTATCTTAATATATGTACTATTAAAGAGATAGTTAGGTATATATATGGTGAAGTGCCCGAGTTGGTCCAAGGGGGCAGTCTTAAGAACTGCTGTGTTCGCACGCATGGGTTCAAACCCCATCTTCACCATCCGCTCTGTTAGCTCAGTTGGTTAGAGCGTGGTGCTTATATCAGATAAAGATATATCGTCAGTGGTCAGGCACTGTTAGGCACGCCGAGGTCGTGGGTTCAATCCCCACACAGAGCAAAAATTAACAAGATATCAAAACGTGGCCCATTGCCAAATTAACAACCCATTTAAATTCATTACTTCTGCATATTGGACATATATATAAATTGGCTTTTCCCATTTTTTTAAGACAACTCGTACAAGCTCCGTGACCGCACAAAGCTATATGCCCACTTTCAAAATCTTCATAACAGATTGGACATTCGGTTTCACCTAATTTGAATCCCAAATTATGTGAAAAAATAATTGGTTCTTGTTCCGAATCTTCATCTTCAAAATGTGATACAGGATCTTCATTCCAATATATACGACCGTTATCATAATCAATATCTATACCTAAAGTAGCTACGCGCGCTAGAACCATTGTATTTTCAATTGGATATGTAAATACGGTATTATCAAATGGTTTACAAATTAATAGTAAATCATTTGAAAATAATGATAGATAATATGTTGCTGTATCCGTTTTAATAGATTCAATGTGTGAATTACCATCTGGATGAACAAATTTAATCAAAGTTGCGTTAGTACTATTCATTTTATAATATATACTGTTTCGTTTTTAAACCGATGAAACAACTGAATTTAGAGTAGAAAGTAGAGGGTGATTTTCATCCATCTCGGTTACAAAAGCCCTAATAAGACAAGCATCACACTTTGTAATATTTGGATCACCAATTTGCCAAGCTGCGATTAGTTTATTTGCAAGCTCAGTAACTGCCGCCTTTTTTTGTTTAAGAAGTTTAATTTTTTTGATTGAAGCTATACGTTCATTAATAAATTCAGTTGTAAAATCAATATCCATTTGTAATATAATCCCTAAAATCTTTAAATGATCTTTGCTCCCATTGCAATTGCTATGGGCCACTTGAAAACGTCACTTCTACAAATTGGACAAGTGAATAAGTTTGACTCGTGCATGCTCTTGAGACACGATGTACAAACTGAATGATTACAAAGTGACATTATAGTAGAATTAAAATCATCATAACAAACTGGACAATTCATACTACACTTACTGTAATGAAACTGGGTTTTATAAACAAATTCTATAATTTCTGGTCCTTCCGGTGGCCAAACTTCTTCAGTTTCTGATCCATAATCATAAGAACTAATGTCATCATCGCGAATAATTATTTGTGTATCATCCCACGTTATATAACCATCTGCATATACAACTGAAATTGCTTTAAAAGCCAAGTCAGCCAAGACAGTGTCCCACATAATCTTGAATCGTTGAGTCACATTTTCAACTGTTTCACATATCAATAACAAATCACCTCTTGTTATTGATAAGTAATAATCAGCCATATCTGTATGGATTTGACGAATTTGTTCCGCAGATTCATCATTGATAAAATAAAGTTGTGCAATTTGAATCATTTTTCATTACTTGAATTTTTATGATGTGTATAAACCTATGTAATTTTTGTACAATTATTTAGATTGAATGAATGATTTTATTGAGGCTTGAGAGTACAAAACTATTCTTATCAATTTCATACATAAAATTCCTAACAAGGCGAGCATCATCAATGTCAATACTACAATGACCACTTGTCCATTCGCTAATAAATGTATCTGCAAGCTCCGAAGCTGCGCCTTTCTTCCAATGAGGTTTCTTAATCTTGTTAATGGACTCAACGCGTTCATTGATGTATTCTGAAAAGCAGATATTAGACAAGGATGCCATTTATTATACAATGACCTAAAACTTTAAGACTTCAACAATAGCATCAAAAGTATTTATATTTTCGGCTTGCACCTCCCATTTATTCGGTTCTTTACTTTGAGTAATAAT